GAAGGCTATCATATTGATTGATAAAATCTAGTATCTCTTGAAAGATTGTTTTCTCAGATACATTATCAAAATAAACATCCTTTATAAAAGGAATTACCTTCCTCATATAATCTTCAACATGAATAAGATTAGAAAGGATTTTATTCTCAATCCTATCAACCATCAATTTACACCATCGAATGAACCATAACTATACTCGTTCTTTGCACATTCGTCAAGTGCTTGCATTACTTCTGGCGTAAAATACTTTTGAGGATCTTCGAGAACACTCTTAGCATAAACTTTCGCCTCTCCAATCTGGTATCTGTTTCCAGCTTTTGTAAAGACTCCATATTTTTCTCCCAGTTCGAGGAGTCCGTAATAGGAATCCAATCCTCTTTCATCGTAGAATAACCTAGTAGCTACTATAGAATTCTCTTTAGTGAATCTGGATTTAAATGCTTTACACTTAATGATATTACCAATAACATCTTTACCATCTTTCTCTTTAGATTTGGATAGGTATATAATAGTAGATGCAGCATACTTCAATCCACTACCACCACCCATCTCTTTAGTAGGCATATAAGCACCTACTACATCATATGTATGATTAGTAACGATTAGAGGAATATTTGCACGACCTAATTTGAGAGAAAGTATTCTGAATATGGACTTAACAATTTGAGCACGAGTCATATCACGTGTCTCTTTACCAGCAGATGCATCTTCAACTTCTTTAGTTGTAGAAAGCATACCCAATGAATCTAATACAAACATCAATGGTGGGCGATCTGATATTGGTAGTTTAGTATATTCATCTACAACTTTAATAGCCTGTGTTCTAAACTCTTGTACTGTAGTAACAGGAACCAATCCTAATCTTGTAATATCAATACCACGTGTACTAAGCATGTTCTTAGTAATAGCAGATTCAGTTTCAAAGTATATTACTTGTGCGGCTGGATTTGACTGTAGAAAATTCTTGACGATTGATAAGGCAAAGAAAGTCTTACCAGTGCTTGACTCCCCAGCGAGGGCTGTGATTTTATTGGATGGAAGACCACCAAAGATGCTGCCACTAACGAGGGCATTAAAGATGAAACTGCCAGTATCCACAAAGGAATCACAATCCCCTGACGAGATACCATCATCTGCCACTGATGCAAACTCATTGTCCAACTCCTTAATTACATTTTTAAGAAAACTCATAATTCAATTCCTTTTTACTATTGTACCATTAAACAAAGAAAGATTCAAGCGATCCACGCTTCTCAACCTGCCATCCTATTGTCTCTAAGACATTCTTTAAAGGAGCAGTGAAACTCTTTTCAAACTGAGTATCATAATCTATATAATTATTCAGATTAAGTTCAGTTGGAAGTGTCTGAAAATATGCAATTATATCTTCATTGATAGGATTAGGTTTCTGGAGATACACAAACTTAATCTTCTCACCTTCCTGAATGAGCGGATACTTGTTCTGTAATTTCTTCTTCTTTATGTAATGATTATATAGAAGAGCACCTCTAACCTGAATCGGAGTTCCCTTCTTATACAAATCAGCAGAACTCCTATACTTATCTAAATTATTACATCCTCTAGGGAATGATATATTCTCTATCTCTTGTTCCTTAGTCTCCTTACGAACTTCATCAATAAACTTAATTAGATCATCATTCGTATCATTAATTATAATTGTAAAGGCTTTCTTCAACTTATCTCTAAAGAAAGCAGGAGTTGACGAACGAGCAGTCTCCAATCCCATGATCTTAAGTTTTGGTTTCTCGTATCTAACTCCTTCACTATCCCATACATTTAAAATATATCTTTTCTTAGCAGTCCATATACCTCTATCGGCAATGTTCTCCCTTTTCATTATCATCTTTTGGGCATAGGCGTTGACATTCCTGGCCAACGCTTGGTAAGCACTTTCAATAAAAGGTTCAAGTTTAACTTTACACACCTTGTCAAGGAACCCAACAACGCTCTCATTAGTTTTCTCTCGCCCTTGGTATACAGCGTCAACAAAAGGCCCCATATTAAGATAAATGGAATCAGTATCTGAAGCAATAACATAATCTTCTCCCTCAGTTTTCAAAATTTTATTCATATAAGAATTCATCTTATTCTCTATCCAACGGATAGATACTTGTCCAGATAAAGTAATAGCTTCTGCATTGGCTATCCTAAAGTATCTAAAGTACTCATTACCAATAGCACCATAAGCACTATTGAGAGATATCTTCTTAGCCATCTGAATATTATTACACCTAGAAATCTCTTTTGTAAGAGCAAGTGATGGTGTCTTCTCATATTGTTTCTTCGCCTCAATCATCTTCTTCTTAAAGATGACTCTATCATTATACATCTTCTCCATTAACTTAGGGAGAAATCCTTGAAAGTCTTTACTGTATTGAGCACCATTGGCACATACAGCATAAGGTGTATCAACCTTTATACTCTCATTTAAGATCCCCTCAACGCTCGCACTGGGATGTCGAGTCTGCCTGAGGGTCTCTGGACTGATGTTATATTGCATAATAAGATGAGGGTACAAGCTATTAAGGTCAAAATTGACCACCCAATCATAGCGTCCTGTTTTTGGTTCCTTGACATAAGCCCCTGCGTAAGCGGTATCTTTTTTATGTGATATCTTAGGAGGAACCACTATATGATCCTTCTTAAGATAGTTGAAAATAATATTATCCCAAGTCTTAACCTGAGAATATACATCTTCATAATTTTGTTTGGCATCATATGCCATAGTAAGACAAAGTTCAATCAACCTCATCTTATCTTCTAGACGATCAACTAGTTCAACGTCAAGAATGTTATAATCAATAAACTTCTGCCAATCCTGTGTATAGAACTGTTTGAAGTTTTCATATTCACTATGGTCTAATTTCTTTTGACCAAGTTCAACAAAAGCAATATGATCTAGTCTATAAGACTCTTGATTAGAATAGGTGAACTTTTTATATAAGTCAAGATAATCTAAACAAGATACACCACCAAGATCATAAGCAATATTCTTTCTACCATGAATGGTAAACTCCCTGTAATTAATTAAATTCCAAGGAGAAAGAGAACGCATATGTTTCTCAGAAAGTACTCTCTCCAATCTACGGCAGATGTATGGAATATCATACAAATATACATTCCATCCAGTAACAATATCAGGAGTATTCTGTACCCAATATTCTAAAAACTTACCTAACAAATCCTGCTCAGAATAACAATAAACAAATTCTACATCATCTCTACTATTATCATATTCTCTAGTACCCCAGACAATTAACTTCTTAGTATTTAGATCTTTAATCGTAATACAAAGTATAGATTCAGAAGCAGATTCTACATCAGGGAAACCATTTTCACATTCAACCTCAATGTCAAGAGTGATGATATTCATCACAGACATATCAAATTTAATCTCTTCCTGTGGAAACTTATCAGCTATATACTGATACAAAAATCTTTCGTAACCATAGATATCAAAGTTATCTACCTCAGAATACTTTTTTATAAAGTCCCTAGCATCCCTCGGATTCATAAAGTTGATAGGTTTTACATTCTTATCATCTAATGTTTTAAACTTACTTGGTTTCTCAGTCTGGACAAATAATACAGGGCTCATTGTATCCCTGAACATTACCCTTTCACCATCCTGATATCCTCTAAAAAGAATTTTATTGGATACTAATTGGACGTTGGTATAAAAATTCATGAATTAATAGCTTGTTTATAAAGTGAAGTTAACTCGCTGTTAGGTTCTGACATTGTAGTAATTCTATCAGAATAAATCAAGGCCTCTGTTTCATCTGTGTAACGAGGCCACTTTCTTAATGAAATAACACCTTCATCATCTTCCAAAACTTCTCTACAGTTCTTTAAAAAACAACTGGGTTCTTCATCTAGTTCCTCTATATCAGCAACTACAATAACACCAGTAACTAATTCTATAACATTAAGGTTCATGTCCATCTCTCCACAACAATTCAATAGATCCATCTGTTTTTGTAGTTTGTTGTGTAACATGAAAGTCATCTTTCTTAGCAGCTTCAGTGATTGTTTCTACAGCATACTGTTGTGATAACTTATTAAGAAACCTTTCTACTGGTACTGGTTGATCCCATGTTTGAAGATCTGTAACCAACTCATAAGTTTTCGTAGATGGATTTAAACGAAAACCAATGTCTTTTCCTACAGCAACTTGTACAGTAACTTCATCATGATTATGATCAGCAGGATTTTTTAATTTCTGATCAACATCTGTGTTATGTCCTAGTACTTGTAAGGCTCTAAGTAAGGCAGATTTATCTTTAATTTTGGTCTTGATCGTGCTGAAGTGTGACATTTTTATTAGGTTGTTTTAAGTAGTAATCTGCTGTATGTATACGGTTAGAGATATCACCAAGTGCTTTTTCTATTTCTTTGGTAAGTCTTTCGCAAGAATCACCAGTAGCACCTTCTACTCTTTCCTCTACCATACCATCTTGTCTAATACGATATCTTATAACTTCATGACTCATTTCTTTATCCTCCTTGGTACTTGTATTGTCCATGCTGATGATACTAAATCAACCATCTCAAATTCTTTCTTTGCTTTCTCACGTTCCTTTGCTTGCTTCTCAAATGTAGCAGCAGGTTCGTTACCAGCAGTCTCACCATAATGAGGATCCCATATCTCTGGATGCTCATGGTTATCAAAGAACTCTAGTATGACCTGATCAATCATACCATACATTGTATCCCATGTTAATGTTCTACGAAGAGTCTCAGCAAGATACTCTGCTTGGTTAACAGACATTTCCTGTTTAAGAAACTCACCTCTAGCCCATACTAACTCATTCAAATCAATTGTAATCTGTACACGGTTGTGTACACCTACATTAGTGTCATATGGTTCCATTTTAATTACTTGTCTTGATCAAGCTTACTTGATGCTATTATATCACCAATGATCCAAGATTGCAAGCCATGTCCATCTATTCGTAACTGGACATCCGTTGCTACATTCTCAGGAACTACTAAACAATACCCAATACCAAGATTAAATACCTTCTTCATTTCTTCTGGTGGAATCTCACCAGCAAGTTGAATCTTTTTAAATATTTCTGGCAGTGGCCAAGAATCATAATTAACTCTTGCTTTCAATCCATTAGGAATACACCGTGGAAGATTCTCTGGAATACCACCACCAGTAATATGAGCCATACCCATGATAGGAAACTCATCTAAAAGATATTGAACTAAAGGAGAATAGATGTGGGTGGTATTAAGTAATTCAGGAGTGTCCTTATAGGAGATCTTATGTCTCCATAGCATTTCATTAATTAAACTATATCCATTACTATGAAGTCCACTACTTTCTATACCAATAACAACATCACTTTCACGTATTAAACTACCATCTATTATTTCTGACTTCTCTACAATACCAGTACAAAATCCAGCGAGGTCAATATCATCACCATATGCTGGTGGAGGAGCACATCTAGGATGTTCAGCAGTTTCTCCACCTATCAAATCTATATTAGCAATCTTACAACCTTCAACTATTCCATCCACTATATCATCTACAATAGGAGATAACTTACCAGTAGAAATATAATCTAAGAAATACAATGGTTTAGCACCACAAGTAATCACATCGTTGACACACATGGCAACAAGATCCATACCTATAGTTTTCCAATCCCCAAAGACTCTACACATATTAATTTTAGTACCGACACCATCAGCACCAGATACTAAAACAGGTTCTTCATATCCTGAAGGAACCTTAAACATACCGCCAAACCCACCAATGGTAGGTGCTTGTTTTTTCAATCTTTCAACAAAAGCATTACCTGCTTCTATATCAA